CGCCTGATAAGCGGAGAGGCCCATTTCTTGAAATGCCGTTGCGTTAGATGTGAGGTTGCTTGATAGCGTGTCCGCGCTGACACCGTACCGCTGAGATGTTACGGTGATAACGTCAAGAACGTCCCCGGCTTCGCTTGCGTCCATATTGAACGCCGCGAGAGCGGTTTGAACCTTGTCAATGCTCCCGGAAACGTCAACGCCGTTTATCTGAGCGAACTCAAGGAACTTCCTCGACATTTCCTCAGCCGCATCACCAGAAAGCCCGAATCGGGTATTCACTTCACCAATCGCCGCTCCAACGTCATCCATGGAAACGTTCATGGTGGTGAAAACATCGTTCGCCTGTTCTTTCAGATCACCCAGCGCATCACCAGTGGCCCCCGTCTTTTTGATGATGGTGTCATACCCGGAATCAAGGGATTTGAAAGACGCAACCGCCGCCGTTCCAACCGCCATGATTGGAGCGGTGACGTATTTTGTCATCCCATCCCCGACAGCTTGAATCTTCCCGGAAACATCGGATATTTTCTGCCCGACTTCTTCAAACTTTTTCCCAAGCAGTTCCACATCGGACGGGAGGTTCTTCAGCTCGGTTTCCAGATTGTGAAGCTCAGTGTTAGCGTTAGCAAGAGCCTCTTTCCACTTCTGCGTCCGGGTGTCGGCTTCGCCATATTTCGCGGTGGATTCTTCAACCATCCGCTTTGTCTGTTCAACACGTTCCTTCTGGATTTCAATGGCCCGGTTCAGCTGCTCGGTCTTGGCCTTGACCTTTTCTTGTGCGGTTGTATTCTTATCAAAAGCGGATGCGGTTTCATTCATCTCCGCTTTTAGAGTTTTCTGCTGTTGGATAATGTTCTGTAGGGCTTTGCGGTATTCGGCTTCTCCTTCAATGCCGATTCTCGGCCCAATGTTTACAGGCATTTCTTCACCTCAGTTTTATAGCGTCCTCAAAGCGGGTGAATCGCTTTGCTTTTTTCTTCGGGACAGCCGTACCCTCATAAATGGCTAAACAGGAGAGCATATCAACCATTTCGCCGTATCGGGTAATGATGATCTCTCTCCTGTCCATTCCTAGTTTCCTGCCATAGAATAAGTACCACGACAGATTGAGCGTTATAGGTTGTCCCCGCTTGCGTTTTTTCCCTTCACGGGTTCGGCATCAACAGTGGTTTTCCCATCGTCCGCAAACACCTTCAAAGCCTCTTCAAAAAGCTCGTTGAAGGTGTCATTGTCCAGAAGCAGGACTTCTTCAAGCGTTACGGGCTTCGCCTTGTGGCCGGGGTCATCGAAAGCCATCGCCATTTCATAACCCTTGTTCATCGCCACAATGAAAGCCGCCGCCGCTTTCTGTGCGGTGGAATAATCGCCCTGTATCAGCTCAGTGAATTTGTTGATGTCCTTGCCGGGGCAAAGTTCCGCAATCTCACAATTGCCAAGAACAGTCCGCCGAAAATGGATTTCTCTGCCGTGGATTTCCATTGTCAGCCTCCGAGCGCCGCCGCAATAGCAGCTTCAGCCGCCGCCTCGGTGGTCTGGTCGGCACCAACCATCTTCCACGCATGGTTCGTGGAATCGTCACGGTAAATGGTGGCCTCCAGCTCGGAAGTCTGCCAGTCAATCTCTTCCTCCTGAGTAGCCGCATCAAGGCCCTCAGGGGAGAACTTGCACTTGGTCAGCACAACGGGAGCATAAGTGGTCACGCCGTCCTCCATGTACCGGGCGATGAAGCCGATGCCGACATAAGGCACGACAGCCGCATCATCGTAGACATCCCACTCAACCTGACCAACGGTCTTGGTAGTGGTCACGCCAGAAATGAGTTTCCGGGCGGCGGCTTTGAGGCCGTCCACGGTGAGGGTCACGGTGCCAGAAGTGAAAGCCTGGTTGTCAGTTTCGGCAATCACATTATCGGCGTAGAAGTTGTTGTCAGAACTGCCCTCAACGTCCAGAGAAACTTCCACACCACGGGCAAGGGGAATGCCCCCGGAATAGGTCACAGCCCCGCCAGTAGCCGCATACAGGGCCACAAAAGGCTTGCTGAAACCAGTACAAACTTTTCCGTTTGCCATTTGTTACCTCCATAAAAAGTGGGGAGCGGTTACCCGTTCCCCATTGTTTCTTGTATCTGCTTGTCGCATTCGTTTTTCATAGCTTCTTCAGCCGCCGATCTGGACGAACTGACAGCGCGTGAAATGAATGCATTTCGTTTCATCACGGTTGACCCGCTTTCGATTGACCTTGCGATTAGTGCGTTCGGCTTGCCGTTCGGATATTTCTTTGTGCGGTCACTGTTGTAACCGTCCATGCCGATTTTGACGTTGTAGTAACTTCCGTCCCATTGGTGACGGGCAATGCCCAAGCCCTCCAACATTCCCGCCTTTTCAACGGGTGTAGGGTCACGGGGAATCTTGTCCCGCTTTGTCCCTGTTGGAAGTGCCTCAATGTTGCGGTGGATTTGGTCGGCAACTATCTTCGCGCCCTCGTAAACAGAACGACCGATGATTGCCGGGGTCTTAAATTCCAGATTGCCAAGTGAAGCAATGTAGTCATCAAGCCCCCGGCCAACTTCAAACTTAGCCATCACGCAACACTCCATATCCACTGGTAATGGATAAGGTTTGTTTCATCCTCATACTGGACGGAATCAAGCCGCCACACAAACGGCATATCAGCGGCAATTCCCTTCAAGATGGTCTGGACGGTATCAAGTGCTGGGTCATACTCGGTCTTGGTGTAGTAATCCACAAATCCGCTGATTGCCTGTTCCGCTTTGCGGTTGTCAGCATCAAAAGCGGTGGATTCCCCGTCCTCGGCCCACACGCAGAATGGGGCTTGCATCTGCGGTCTCCAATAATGGTAAACGTTAGAATCAAGCCCCTCCACCAGCGCATTGCCGATGATTTCAAGTTTCGTCTGCAACGTCATAGAAGTCCTCCAATCTAACGAGTGTGAGGTCTACGGCATCACGCTCAACGATCTCTTGAACAACATCAATGCGGTACTGCTTGCCGTCCTCAAGGATGACGAATTTAGAACCTTCTGGAACAACGGGCGTGTTGTGGCATCGAACAAGAACGTCAAAGTTCCTATTAGCACCAGCCGCCGCATAATAGCGAGTAACACCAACGGTCAACCGGGAATAAAACGCAGTGGAAACGGACACCAGCTTTTCAACTGGCATCCGTCCCGGCGGAGAAATGTTGTTGAGCGAGTAGAACGTCAAAAGCCCATCATCACGCATCAGCCGTCACCAGCCAATCCGTGTAACCGCTTGCCGTAGCAAGCTGGGCTTTCTGTTCGTCATAACTCTCCTTCAACCATGCTCTTTGGGCTTCGTCAATGTTAATGCGGTTCATGCCGCAATAGGTAATGACTGCCCGAATGATGAGAGGGTCGGTCACGGTGTCCGGGTCACAACTTGCGGTGTCCTTCGTAACCCCGGCAATGCCAAGGTCAAGCAACGCCGCATTTATCAGCTGCGTGAGGTCATCGTCAAACGCCGTTGAGGTGATACGCAACGCCGCCTTTACCTTTTCAAGCATCTTTGACCCTCCTTTCCTTTACTTCTTTGCGGTTTTCTTCTTCTCCGGCTCAGGAATCACCGCAGAACCCACAGACAGAAGGTAATTAGCCTCTTCCGGGGAAACCTCGACAGTCTCCCCGGCCTTGTGCTTAATCCTTGCGTCCCGGACAAGCTTGACGGTCATCAAGCCTTAGTGATCTTGACGAAGCGTCCGGGAGCGGTCACGCCGTGAGCGGCGTACTGACGGCCCACGATCTTCACCAGGTCATCCTCAGCGAGAGACAGGTCATCGAACTTCAGGACAACGCCATCGCCATTGGGATAGTTGAACTGGAGGCCGTTGAGGTCGCCCACGATAGCGTAAGTCTCGCCAGAGCTGGCAGCACTGTACGCCTTGAGCGCGGAGGTGTAGACGCGAGGAAGGCCAGCGTATGGGTCAACCGCGAAGCTACCAGCGGCAAAGGCGGCGGTGAAATCAACCTCGGTCAGGCGGTTCATGATAACCACAACGTTAGTGGCCTCGTCAGACAGGTTCGCGGCGGCGGTGGGAATCGCGGTCACGCTGGGAGCGGCGGTCACAACAGGAACGCCGACAGCGGCGGCGGTGGAGGCGGCGGGAGCGGCAACGATGTCAGCAATGCCGTCAGCAGCGGCCTTCTTGACGATCTGGTAGGTGATCTCATCATAGATGTAGCGAAGGAAGTCCTCGCCGCCCATATCCATAGCCTCATCGGTGATGGTGATCCACTTCTTGATGTTCTCAGGAACCAGCTCGACAACGCCGATGGTGAGAACCTCTTCGGCAGGATGCTCGGTGCCTTCCTGATGAACAACGGCACCAGTAGCGGACAGCTCAAAAGCCACCTTCAGATTGCCGCGAACAAACGTGCGGCGAACACGGGACATGATGGGGTCATTCTCCCAAGCCGTTCGGATGCCGCTCTCGATGATGGTGGGAACGGGCAGAGGGCCAGAACCAGTCACGCTTTCGGGCGCATTCTCGGTGATGAGGGCGCGGGCCTCGGTAGCATCGCCCGTCTTGATGTAATTAGCGTAAGCCTCCACATAGGCCGGGAAGGAACGCAGCTCGGTCAGGGTCATCGTGTTTTTATCCTCACTTTCGATAGTCTGAACAACCGTGCCAGCGCCAGCGGCAACGGCTGCGCGGATTTCATTCCGCTGGGTTTCTTCGGCTTTACGGCGCTCGATCTCTTCCTTGATGGAGCGGGCTTCGGCCTCCAGCGCGTCAAGGTCAGCGTCCTCCGCTTCAACCTCAACCGCGATAGCGGCACGGCGTTCCTCAAGGGCCTCGATGGACATTTCTCTCAGTTCCATCACAGTACCTCCGTAAGAATTTTGATTTTCTGCTTCTGCCGCTCCCGCTGTTCACGGGCAAGCAACTCCTGCTTGATTTCTTCGATAACTCCCTCTCCGAAAGAACGTGCAGATATAGAAGTAGCGTCATTAGCTGGAATGCTAACGGCGCTAACGTCATACAGTTTTTCTATTTTGGTGATTGTTCGGAGAACGGTGATGTTCCCCGTTTCGTGATCTTCGGTTGTCTCCCGCTTATCTTCCGCAACACGGAAACCGAAAGACATCTTATCAGTGTAGCCTCCGTCAATCTCTTCATAAAGCTGACGGCCTAACTCGGTGCCTCCGAGGTCTGCCCGGATGTGAAGGCCAGTGTCATCCACATCAAGGGAAAGTGTCTCGTTGCTGATTCTTGCAAACACACGCCCTTCGTGGTTATACTGCATAATCACATCGGACATATCGCAGTTATCAAAAGCATTGGCGTCAATCTGTTCCAGGAAGATGA